ATACTAGCACACTCAGGTGCATTAGATAGTAACGGCAACGAAATATTTGATGTTGACATTAAGTATGGTACATTCTTAATTGACGAAGCTATTTCATACGGTGACATTACTAACCAAGTACAAATTTCATTGTTTATTGAAAGTGGCATATACCAAGAAAACTATCCACTTAAAGTACCGAAGAACGTTGCTATCATTGGTGATGAATTTAGACGAGTATTAATTAAGCCAAGACCAGGAACATCGAGTTCTCCTTGGTCATTCCAGAAGTTTAGAAGAGACCCTGTAGTTGACGGGTTGACTGTTGCAACACAATTATACGGTCATCATTATCTAAGTGATTCACTATCACCTGTATACCCTAAAATTGATAATGCAGGTGGACGTACAAAGGCAGCGGCGCTTATTAAATTAAACAAATCGTTTATCCAAAACGAAGTTGTTGAATGGATCAATCTACAGATTGCTACGAATACTGCACCGTTTACACAATCATTTACATATAATCAAGCACTATGTAAACGTGATGTTGGACTAGTTGTTGACGCTATGATCTTTGATATAAGGTATGGTGGATATAACAGAACAATTTCCGCAGGTTTAAAATATTATCAAAGTGCGAGTGGGCGTGTTGCTATTGGTGCGCAACTATCTCAAACAATTGCAGGTCTTGAAAGAGCCCAAGCAGCAATTGATTATGTTCTTACTAACGTTGCACTACCTGGCACAATTACTACTGCACTACAAATTATTGATACTTCATTCATAGCAGAAACTGGCTCACAAGGAGTAGTTGCTGAATTATTTGATGCTATTGAAGATGTTATGGACGGTTCAGGTTCAGTTAACTATCCAAAAGAAAATGATGTACTAGATGTGTTCTTAATGAACGATGCTAACATTATTAGAGCTGTTACTGGTCAAGGACATGGCGGCTTTATGATGGTGCTTGATCCAGAAGGACAAATACTTGCTAAGTCACCGTACTGTCAAGAATCTGCATCATTTAGTAAATCTATTAACAAGCAAACATTTGCTGGTGGTATGTTTGTTGACGGCTTTGCTGGTAACTTACAGTTTCAACATGCTTCGTCAACATCTAATACAAGAATTGAAGTTACAGGATTAGAAAGACTGCCGCAGTTGCCTGCGTCGTTTATTGTTGATGACACTGTTTTTAGAATTAACTATGTTAGAGATTTTGTATACAATAAAAACGGATCATCTGCATCATTTATTTTAGATGAAACTACAGCATTTACTAGAGCTGCTGGTGCTGCTGTAACAACTATTTCACAAGCAAGTCCAGCAACATTTACAAAAGTAGCACACAGACTACAAGAAGGTGCTGTTGTTAGATTTACTACAACAGGAACACTACCTTCACCGTTAGTAGTTGGGCAAGATTATTATGTATCTGGTACAAATATAACTACTAACACGTTCCAAGTTAGTGCTACGCCAGGTGGGTTAGACGTTAACACAACTACAGCAGGGTCTGGAACACATAGTCACGAAAGAATTTATGAAGTATTGATGCCTGGTAACAGATCAATGCTATCAAACGACTTTACACAAGTTGCTGATATGGGTTACGGCCTACTAGCAACAAACGGTGGTTTAACAGAAGCAGTATCTATGTTTACATATTACTGTTATGCTTCGTATATGTCAATTAACGGTGCGCAAATTAGATCCGTTGGTGGGTCAAGTGCGCATGGTATCTACGCACTTGTTGCTGAAGGCTCGGATCCATTAGAAGTTCCGACACCAACAACATTGTATCATGATCTAGCACAAGCAGTTACATGTTACTTCCCTAGTGCATCGTATGCAAACGTACAAGCCGGACTATTTTTGTTTGTTGAGGGTTACGATTATACACCATTAAACAATTCAGAACTTGAAGTTAATCACGGAAACCTAATTTATAGATACCCAGTTACATCGGTTGCAACTGCCGACTTACCTGCAGGTGTTGTTAGACTTAACTTAACCAGCGACACAACTGGTAACTTTGACGGAATATTTGCTGTTATTCCAAACGGCACTAAGATGTCATTACGTTCAAACTCACAGGTTATGTTAACAGGTGAACTTGTTAACGTTGCTACAAGACCATCCACAGGTTTGATTTTACAAGAATACACTGATGTTTATCGTGTGTTACAATTTGAGTCAGAAGCAGATAGTAGAGGTAATTATGAATTTACTGCTACTGCTACTAATCCTGGTGTGTTTACATTTAAAGCAACTATAACAACAACTGCATCAAGCGGAAATGTAGCAACATTTAGTCAGAATCACGGATTAGTTGTTGGAGATACAATTGTTCCAGATGGCTCTGGTGGTGGATTAACTGGCGGTACAACATATCATATTATCGACGTACCAGAATATACTAGCGTTGTTTTAAGTGCAACAGCAGGCGGTAGTGCAGTAACACTATCAGATGCAACTCCTAATTTAAAAGTAGTTGTTCCACACAAACTACTATACAACTATAGACTAAGTTTTAGTTCAAGTAATACATTACCAGCAGGAATCACTGCAGGTGAAACGTATTGGATTAGAGAAGAAAATCTAACTGCAACAACTTTTGAAATATCAAATATTATTAACGGAGCTGGGCCAGTTGAAATTACTAATACTGGTACTGGTACGCATAGTGCGATTATTGAAGGTGTTACTAGAACAACACTTAGAGAAAACTATAACTACATTGACTTAACTGTTTACAAACCAGGTGAAGCAAAAGCTGCTACAACACAGACATTTACAGTGTCGGTTGCAAGTCCAGGAGTGATTACAAAATCCAGCCACGGATTTAGTCAAGGTGACCCAATTACTCTTAACACCACAGGCGCATTGCCAACAGGGTTAAACACAAGTAACCATTACTTTGTACACACAGTTTTAAATTCAAACACATTTACAGTAAGTGTTGGATATCCAACACTAGCAGGCGCTGTTCAAATTGACACAACTGGCACACAAACAGGTACACATACATATCATGTTCCGACAGGTGCAGTAGGAGATAGTAGTTTTGCAGTTGTTGCTGTTGCACCGCAAGAAAGAATAAGGGTAGCAGGTAGTACATTTGTATGGAACGGTGAAATATATGTAATTAACACCTACGAAGATGAAACTGTAACCGGTAATCCATGGGGCAGACTTACACTTGACCGTCCATTAGTAGATAGCTTAACACAGTTTGAAGCAACATACTCTATTAAATCAGCGGTGCGTAGAGGGTCGCTTGGTGCTAGAGGTAAGCTAACAATTAGGATTTCATTGACTCGTGTTACATCACACGATTTACTTGAGATTGGTACTGGCTCATATGCTGATACAAACTATCCAACAGAAATTTATGGACCGCCGGTTAACGCATTTAACCCTGACACTGAAACTGATGAACGTACAGTGGGACGTGTGTTCTATGTAACCACTGACCAATTTGGTAACTTCAACGTTGGACCATACTTTAGAGTTGACCAAGGTACAGGTCAGGTTACATTCTCAGCAGCTATTGCTTTGAGTAACTTGGACGGTATTGGATTTAAACGTGGTGTTCCAGTTAGTGAATTTTCAACAGACTCAGCATTTACTGATAACGCTGTTGATACTGTTCCAACAGAGAACGCAACAAGACTTTATATGGAAAGACGACTAGGTACATCGCATAGTGGTGCTCCTATTACACAAGCTAACTTAATACCATCAATTAGTGGTGGCTTTATGGCTCTAGACGGGTCGTTGTCTATGAAGTCTCCAATGTCGCTAGGTAATCAAAAGATTATTGATATTGCAGATCCTACACAACCAACAGACGGTGTTAACCTTAGAAGTTTAACATTTACTAACTTACAAGAATTTACAGTTAGTGACCTTAAAGCTAATGATATTTTAGTGTTTACTGGTAACGGTAACGATGCTATTAACAGTACAATAGTTGGTGATATTGCATTAGACATAGACTCAACACTTGGTACAATTGATGCACAGATACAACCAGGTGTTATTGTAAACAATGATATTAATGCATCAGCAGCGATTGCTCAAAGTAAGTTGACTATGGCCGATGCTCAAACAAGAGCAGATGCAACTGGCATTACACAAGCAGAAAAAGGCATTGTAGCACTTGATAATACATACTTTACTGTTACTAACGGTTGGGTTACTATTACAAACAGTACAATTCCAAAAGCAAAACTAACAAATGTTGCTGCTAAGTCTGTAATTGGTAATAACACACTTGCTCCTGCAACACCAGCCGATGTAACATTTACTACTATTGTTGATGACGGTGGTGCTATTAAGAAAACACAATATAGTAGTACAGGATTCTTAAGAAGAACTAGTGGATCTAGTAATACTGCTGATGTTGATTATGGCATGATTGAAGCAACATCAAATTCAACTTCAAGTACATTGATACAAAGAGACGGTAACGCAGATGCTAGTGCAAGAATATGGAACGCTACAAGTTCGTTTACAGTCAGCGGCAACACAACAATGGCGCATGGTACATCTGGTACTGCTAGTTACACAAGACTTTATACAGGATCAAGCGGTAGTGGCGGGTTATACTTACAAACAGGTTCGTTAGCAACTGATAAACGTAACTTTTATGATAACGATTACCACAGATTTAGAACACAAAGCGGTGTTTCACTTGCTCCAATTGAAACATCACAAGTACTTACTACTTCGTTAACTACTGGTGGTAATACTACAGCAGGTACAATTACAGGGCGTTGGTCATTAACAGGAACAACACCAAGCGAATCAAGGTTTGAAGCAACTTATGCTGCTGACCTTGCTGAATACTACGAGGGTGACAAGGAATACGAAGTCGGTACAGTGTTAGTATTTGGGGGTGACAAGGAAGTTACTACATCTAATATATATGCTGATACAAGAGTAGCAGGCGTTGTTTCAGATAGAGCTGCATATGTTATGTATACTGCATGTCCTGGACTTAAAAACCTTGTTGGATTACAAGGCAGAATTCCAGTTAGAGTAGTTGGTAAAATTAACAAAGGCGATTTGATAGTGACAGCAGCAATACACGGAGTAGGAATTGCAGCCGATGGTGATGTTAGAGCAGGAACTATCATTGGTAAAGCATTAGAAACATATGATAGCGATCATATTGGAACCATTGAAGTAGCGGTAGGGAGAACATAATGGCGTATAATTCAAACATACAACCTGGTAATCCTCCACTAGTTTGGGATAGCTTTAGAAAAGCATTAGATGAAGTTAATGCAAACTTTGTAACCATTGGTGCAACACTTGCAGGGGGAGAGCAAAAGTCTATTATTTCTGCTACTCAAGCAAGTCCAGTTATAGTAACAACTTCAGCAGCACACGGATTAGTTGACGGGCAGCGTGTAACAATTACAAATGCTGCTGGTATGACTCAACTTAATGGACAAACATTTTTTGTTGATGTTGCTTCAAATATAGCGTTTGGATTGTTTAGCGATGCAGGAATATCTACTCCAACCGACGGCACAGGATTTGGCGCATATACCGGTAGTGGATTAGCGCAACCGTTGTTAGAGTTTAGTACTCTTAACCTTGAAGCATTAACAACTTCAATTAAGCCAGGAACTGATGCAACTTATGTATTTGGCGATGCTACACACAAATGGAAACAAGCACACATTGCTGAAACATTACAAGTAGCTGGACAAGAAGATAACGGATTATATTTAGGAACAGCTCGTATTAAAGGAGAATCAGGAAAAGTTGATTTACCTTTTGGTTCAACAATTGCAGGCGATTTAATTATTGATCCTGAAAAAAGATATTTTAGATACATTAACTTAGACGATGGTGACATTGTTGAAGCTGATCACACTAACGATACACTATCGTTTTACGGTGGAACAGGAGTTCAACTAGTTGCAGGTAGTGATGCAGACAGCATTACATTTATCAATGCTGGTGTAACACAATCTATTGCTAGTACAGGTATTTCAGTTAGTTCTGCAACAGGCAATGTAACTATTACTAACACAGGTGTTACATCTGCACAAAATACAACTAACATTCCATCTAGAGCAACAGGACGTACACCGGGAGAAGGTGTTACAGTTAGTACAACAACTGGCGCAGTACAGTTTACTAACACAGGTGTGCTAGAAGTACAACAAGGTTTTGGTATTACAGTTTCAACAGATGGTGCAACAGGTGTTGCAACTGTTTCAAACTCGGCGCCAGCTGTACCAACATTCCAACAAATTGCAGTCGATGGTCAAACAAACATTGCAGCAGATAATACTGCTGATATTTTAACGTTTGAAAATGGATACGGAATTACTATTACTACTGATACTATCAATGACAAGTTAATATTTACTGTTAACAAAGAAATTGATATTAGCGGTAGTGTATTTGGCGATGACAGTGCATTACTTGTTGATGGGGTGTTGTCGAAAATTGTTGGTCCAGTAGATACGCAAGGACCGTTATACATTGATAGTGTTCCTATTGCAACTTCTGGAAATGATATAGTTCTTACATCAATATTACCATCAGGGCTTAGTACTACAATTGGATCAGTTTCAAGTCCATTTAATACTGTATATTCAAATCAATTTGTTGGTAGCGTTACAGGCGATGTAACAGGAAGTTTATTTGCAGACGATTCAACGCTCATGATTGATGCAGTTGATAACAAAGTGATTGCTTCATTAACAGGTGATGTGACAGGTAATGTTGTAGGTAACTTAACAGGTAACTCAACAGGTTATCATACAGGCGATATAAAAGGTAGTGTATTTGGTGATGACTCTACTAAGATTATTGACTCGGTCGAAAATAAAATATACGGCGATGTTATTGGAACACACACTGGAAACATATTTACAAACTTAATTGACAGTGCAGATAGTAGTGCAATTACTGTTACACCGATGACAGTGTTTAGCAGTGATGTTAGTGTACAAAACGAATTAACTGCTCCAGTAATTAACGCAGGAAACATAGTTAGCACAGGCTTTGTACAGTTTAGCAGTTTAACTACCACACAGCGTAATGCACTAGCTGCGGTGAATGGAATGGTTATTTACAATTCCACTGATAATAAATTTCAAGGCTATGAAGATAGTGCTTGGGTTAACTTGGTATAGGGTGGATAGATAGATGAGTAAACTAACAGTAAACATTGGAACATCCGCAAACGATAGAACAGGTGACTCAATACGCTCAGCGTTTGAAAAGATTAATACTAACTTTACAGAATTATATACTGAGCTAGGATTAGATAGCGGTGGACTTAATTTAGGTGCGTTCGAGTTTGCAGGTAGTGTAATGACTACAACAGATTCAAGTGCTATTACAGTTGCGCAAAACACTACTGTAGACGGTAACTTAACTGTTACTGGCGATATTACAGGCTACATAAGTTTAGCAACATTAAAAACTGAAGTAGCAGCAAGTGCTGACTTTGCAGCATTTAAATCAAGAATAGCAGGATTATAGGAGCGTATAGATGACAATCAGTTTAATTAACATTGGTAACATTGTAAACGACGGACTTGGTGACGATTTACGCACTGCGTTCCAAAAAGTAAACACAAACTTTTCAACACTAGAAACAGAATTAACAATTACTGCAACTAACCAAGGTGCAAACGGTGTTAATGTTTTTAGACAAAAAACTGGGGCTAATTTAGAATTTAGAAAATTAGTGGCTGGAACTAAAATGCAACTAGACCAAGGTGAAGAAGCAATTGTTGTTTCAAGCACAGCACCAGATGCATTTACTAGAATTGATACTGATGCAGGTAGCATGTATGCTAATGTGCATCAACAAATAACTTTTGAAGGCACAAGTGCTCCGCTATCAGAAAACGGTGTTAAAGACATTGAAGTTACTTCTGTAGGTAGTACTATAAAATTTAAAACTATTATACCTGTTACAGAGTACTTAACAACATACGACTTTGGGCCTGTTGGGTCAGGTCTTTTTGAAAACGCAATACAATTGGCGCTACAAGGTTCTAATATTGATTTTGGTACACTCACATACGCTTCGGGAATCAATTTAGATGTCGGCGGATTGTCATAGGGAGTTACAACTAAATGGCAATTACTTGGATTACGCCTGCAGGAGATTTAGGAACTTTTGAAGAAAGAGTTACTGTAAATATTCCTATTCAAGCGTCTACTGACTCTGGTCAACCAATTTCATACACTATTATTGCAGGTAAACTTCCTATAGGTTGTATATTACGTGATGGTGTTATCAAAGGAGCACCTGGCGAAGTTACAAAAGTTACACAATCAAAGTTTGTTATCAGAGCTAATGATGGTACAGACGGCTGTATGGATAGAACATTTAGTATGTCTATTGATGGTGCTGACTTTCCAGAATGGATTACAACTGCTGGATATTTAAATGTTGGTAACGGCGATGCATACTTTGTACTAGATGATTCAGAAGTTAACTTTCAACTCGAAGCAACTGATAAAGATTTAATTGCAGGGGAAACTTTAAAATACTATATTGTTCCTAATAGTGGATTATTACCTCCTGGATTATTACTGTCCGAAACCGGTAACATTTCTGGGTTTACACAGCCAGTTCAAGCAGTAGCATATAACTCAAATGAATCAGGAGCATACGACACACACTCGTTTGATACTGTTCCGCTTGACATTGCAAAAAATACTTCAACAGGATTTGACACATACTTTTATGATAATACAAGGTATGACTTTTCAGAAGGTAGTAGAATACCTGATAAGTTAAGTAGAAGTTATACATTTAGTGTTGCAATTACAGACGGTATAAATGCTGTACATAGAACATTTAAAATATATGTTGTAACTGAAGAATTTTTACAAGCAGATAACACATTGATGCAAGTTGACACAAACTTGTTTCAAGCAGACTCTAGTAGAGATAGACAACCACTATGGATCACTCCATCATACTTAGGCAAGTATAGAGCTAACAACTTTTTAACTTTACCATTAGATGTATACGATCCGCCAACCCTGTCAGGAACTATTACATATTTTTTAGTTGCTAATAATCCAGATGGTACTCCAAGTACATTGCCGCCGGGGCTAACATTAGATACAGTAACAGGTGACTTATCAGGCGTTGTTCCTTATCAAGCTGCTGTTACTGAAAATTATAAGTTTACAATGAGAGCTGTAAACTTTCCAGTAAGTCTTGCAAAAATTAACTATGTGCTCACTGGCGACTGGAGCAGTTTGCGTACTTATAACGTTAACGATGCTGTTGTAGTTGATGGACTAATTTATATTTGTATTGAAGCACACCTTAATAAATTACCAACTGACACTAATTATTGGATACTAGGAGTTTCATCAGCTGAAAGAACATTTAATGTAGACATCATTGGTGAAATTGAAAGTTCAATTTCATGGATTACCCCTAGTGATAGAGGTACTATTAAACCTAATGATCCTAGCAACATATACGTTGAAGCAAAAAGTTTGTTATACGGTGGAAGATTACTTTACACACTAGAGAGTGGATCACTTCCACCTGGCTTAGAATTTCTACCTACAGGGTTAGTTCAAGGAAAAGTAAAACAATTTCAGGATAATAAAGGCTTAGGTTTAACTAGATTCTTTGATCGAGATAGTGCAGGCGAAGATTCATCAACATTGTCAAGAGATTTCAGTTTAACATTTGATCAAACAACTACAAGTTTTGACAAAGAATTTAGATTCACTATTAAAGCACAAGACGGTGCAAATTTTGCTGAAAGTTTAAGAACATTTAAACTTAAAGTAGTTGCTGACAATCAAAAAGTATTTTCAAACATATATGTTAAAGCATTACAGTCTAAGCAGAAAAGATTAAATTGGTTTAATTTTATTACAGATTCTACAATATTTAAAGCAGAAGAAATATATCGATATGGAGACCAAAA